GAGAGAGAAAAAAGTCTTTCCAGTAGAAGACTCTCCAGCAATAGCAGTAATTTTATTCCCAGATACACCACCAAATACACTACCTGAAACCAGTGCATTAAAAATGTATGAACCTGTGTCAACATAAGTCTCAGTCTCATCAATATCTGCTGCAAGTTGGGTATACTCCCCTCCAATCTCTTTTACAATATCTTTTAAAAAGTCCATAGTTACGCAAAAAGTGATTCTAGTGTGCTTGTTTTTTCAATTCTCCAACCAATACATTGAAGGATTGTTTTTAATGGATCAATGAAACTCTTCTCAAACTGAAGTTCATAGTCTACATACTTTCCTAAATTAAGTTCTTTTGGAAATTGTTGAATGAAAGATAAGACATTTTCTCTAATTGGATTTGCTTTCTTCAGATAACAGAATTTAACCTTTTCCCCATTATTAATTTTTGGATATTTGTTATCCAGATTATTCTTTTTGATATAATAATTATACAACAAAACTCCCCTTACATGTATGGGACAACCCTTCTCATAGATGCTGTGATGAGACTTATACTTACTAATATTGTTAGCAGTCCTTGGGAAAGCAATTTCTTCTGGAGGAAGAGAATAGAATTTTTTTCTAGACTTATCAATATAATCAATAAGATCATCCTCAGTCTTAGTCATAATAATCTTAAGAGCATCCTTAATCATCTGCCTGCATGGTGCTGGAGTAGATGATTTAACTGCCTCAATTCCCATGATCTTGAGTTTAGGTTCAGAATACCTAACTCCCTCAGAGTCCCACACATTAAGAATGTATCTTTTCTTTGCTGTCCAGATACCTCTTTCTGCAATGTTCTCCCTCTTCATCTGCATCTTTTGTTCACATACTCAGCCAATTCTTGGTAAGAACTTTCAATATACTTTTCAAGTTCCACCTTACAGATCTTATCAAGGAACGAAACAATGCCTTCAGTAGTTTTCTCTCTTCCCTGGAATACAGTTTCAACCAAAGGACCCATATTAAGATAGATGGAATCAGTATCAGAAGCAATAACATAATCAACATCCTTAGATTTAAGAACTTTGTTTAGATACTTATTTACCTTACTTTCAATCCATCTAATTGAAACTTGTCCAGAAAGAGTAACTGCCTCAGCATTCTCAATCATAAAGTATCTGAAATACTCATTACCTACTGCACCATAGGCAGAGTTGAGTGAAATTTTCTTTGCCATTTGAATGTTATTACATCTGGCAATCTCCTTCATGAGTTCAACAGAAGGAGTTTTTTCATACTCCTGCTTTGCCTCAAGCATCTTCTTTTTGTAGATTACACGATCACTATACATCTTATCCATGAGTTCTGGTAGGAATCCACGAATATCTTTTCTATACATAGCACCATTGGCACATACTGCATAGTCTTTATAGTCATCAAAATTAATTTCTTTATTCAGAATTTTATCTACATTGACTTTGGGATGTCTATTTGGCAGTAGAGTTTCTGGGGAAATATTGTACTGCATGATCAAGTGAGGATACAGGGAGTTCAAGTCAAATGAAACAACCCAATCATACTTTCCTGGAATTGGTTCTTTAACATATGCACCAGCATATTTCTCATCCTTCTTAGTATCCTTTTTAAAAGGAATAACTACATCCTTCTTTCTAAGGTAGTTGTAGATGATAGAATCCCACATCCTTACCTGATAGAACACATCATTGAAGTTACCCTTACCATCATATGCCATGGTAATAGCAAGTTCAATAAGACGCATTTTATCCTCAAGTCTGTCAACCAGTTCTACGTCTTTGATGTTATATTCAACAAACTTTTGCCAATTCTTAGTATAGAACTCTTTAAAAGTATCATACTCAGAGTGATCTAGTTTGTTTTGACCAAGTTCCACTGAGGCAATATGATCAAGACGATATGATTCTTGATTGGTATAAGTAAATTTCCTATACAGTTCAAGATAGTCTAGGATTGTAACCCCAGCAATATCATATCTAATTTGAGGTCTACCATTAATAAGTGCCTCATTCTCAGTGACAATACCCCAAGGAGAAAGTTGTTTTACTACCTTTCCACCCAGAACAGTGCTGATACGTCTATACAAATAAGGGATGTCATACAGATCACAGTTCCATCCAGTTACTACCTCTGGACAATTGTTCTCCCAGTAGAACATAAACCTATCAAGGAGATCATATTCATCTCTACACAGAATGTAATTTACATTCTCTTGAGTATTATTAAATGGTTTAACTCCCCAAGTAATAATGTTTTTAGTTGTATAGTCCTGAAGAGAGATAGTTAGAAGTTCTTCCTGTGCAGATTGTACATCAGGGAATCCATTTTCAGATGCAACCTCAATGTCAATTGTTACCAATTTGATTTTTGAAATATCAAATTTAATAGTCTCTTCTGGATAATTGTCAGATATGTATTGATTTACATATCTGGTATTTCCATACAACTTAAAATTATCTACTTTCTGATACTTATCAATGAATTCTCTAGTTTCCCTAATAGTTCCTGGTTTAATTTCTTCAACATAATTTCCTTCAAGTGTTTTATATTTTGTCTTTTTATTAGAAGTCACATAAAGAGTAGGATAAAACATTTCCCTATTCTTAAAGTGCTCACCATTATTAAACCCTCTGGAAAGTATTTCATTTCCAACAAGAACTACATTGGTATAGAATTTCATTTAATAGTTTTTAAATAGATTTCAATTTGATCTGGTTTGGGATCTACAATAGTAAAAATTGAATCTGAGTGAATCTTAAGTTCTCTCTGATCAGTAAAGACTGGCCACTTCTTCATATCATAAGTAGTGGAATCAGATACTAGCATCTGTACTGGATTGACTAGCTTACAATCTGGTTCCCCAAGATCAGCACCTTCAACCTCGTGGATCTCAGTCATTAAAATTGCATCATTCTTCAGTATTAGAATTTTCAGGTTCTGCATTCAATTGCTCCAAATAAGATTTTGTAACTTCATCAATAGGGTCAACCACAGTAACAACCCAATTTGATGGGATTCTGATAGTTTTTTGTTTGGACAGTGGGATGTATGGATAAAATACTACTTTGGTATTATCATCTTCCAGTCTAGTGACAAATGGATTGGTAACTTCATACCAATCACCATTAATAGCTTCAGCAGTGACTTCTGCAATCACATCTTCATATGATTTCAAAATCAGTAGTTTAACAGACATAGTTCTCTAGTGTAAGTGTTTTATCTTGTAGTTTTAAAATATGGTCAGCAAGTTTATCAATGTAACCTTTGTTTCTAAGTTCTTTAAAAACAAGATTCTCAAAGGAGAACTCTCCTCCCTTATCTAAACCTGCATTTCTCATGTCTCTGAGTTTTGACAAGAGATTTTTTAAGACATCTTCATCAGTTGCACTTGCAACTGTTCTGTCAATTTTTCTCATCATATCACGGACTTTGGTTTGAAGCAAGTCCTCATCCAATTCCCCAGTAAATTTACCAGGAATCATCAACCATTTTTTATATTTAATTGAATAAACTCCTTGGTTCTTTCTTCTTTTTTTACCAATTTGCTCAATATAAGGTTCAATATCATGCCCATAAATTTTAGCATTATGAGTTAATTTCCAAAGTTGTTTTTTATCCTCATAAACATCAGACATAATATCTGGACACTCTGTTGCCTTTTCAAAATCTATTACCACATGCAAATCAAGATCAGAATACCTTGTATAATTATACCCAGCATTTCCACCAAGAAGTAATATATCTTGGACATTAGATTTCTTTAATCCCACAAAATCTATCCATGCATCTGCAACCTTTTTCAGATGCTTAGATACCTCAGGTTTTAATTTATCCCCATTCCAAAACTTAGAATTAAGTTCAGTATTAATCCTAAATGATACAGCTTCTTCAAAAAATTGATTATATTTTTTCATTACCTCTTTTTTAGGTATTTATAAAAAAGGGGGAAATGGATGATTCTGACCATCCTTCCCCCAGCGGCGACGATATTCTTAATTATTTATTAAAACCAAACCTTTTTCTTTTGATGGTCTGGTACAATTTTACACAGTTTAATTGAAAGAAGACCATCTTCAAATGACACTTCTTTTACCTCAACATCATCAGAGATTGTCCATGTTCTAGTAAATGCTCTGTTGGCAAGTCCATGATGTACATATTCTTTATCACCATTAACTTCTTTCTCACCCTCAATAAAGAGTTTATTGTTTTCTGTGTAGACAGTAATCTGATCTTTTTTAAATCCTGCAAGAGCTACTTCAACTCTAAATTCAGTATTACTCTCTTTGATTACATTATATGGGGGATAGTTTGTATCTGTTTGATGTAGTGCCCCAAATCTATGGAACCATTCATCCATACCAATTGAATACTTATCAATATCACTTAGAAATTTTTCAATATTTCCAGTATTATATTTTTGTAAAGTGTACATAATAGACCTCCTAAAGCGTCTTTTGGAATGTGAATCCTATTGGCATTCACATTATTAATTATAACAGAAGGCATAAAAAATGGGGTTGTGTAAACCCCACAAAATCATTCAGTTATCTCTACCTTTTTCTTTTTTGCACCAATATTATACTTGGTTTCTAGAATCCAATCACCTTTATCTTTATAAGAAAGGACTTTGATTTGATTCAGAGGGGCAATATCTGAGATTTTTTTAACATCAACAATTGTAATCAGACCCCAATCTGCAAGCAATTGAGCAATCCTATTACGTCTCTGCACATCATTAACTGTCAGATTTGCATGTTTTCCATCAAGGGCAAACAATTCTTTAAAGTGAACAAGATAATATCTACCTTGTTTATGAAGAATGTGACAAGACTGATAGATCTTTTTTTCCTTTCTAGATGCAACACCAATCCTAGTGAGTGTTTCACGAACCTTCAAAAAATCATCAGGTTCATTAAGAATCACCTCTACCATTTGGTCAGGTGTCCACTTCACTTCAGGTTCATTAACTACACTCATTTTCTTCCTCCAGTTTCAAGTTTTGATTTAATAAAGTTAATTTGGTCTTGTGAGAGAATACTCAAAGCTTGCTTTGCCTTTTCATTACTATAACCATAGTAAGATTTGACTACTTCAATATCTTTGATTTTATCTTTTTGAATCCAAGGAGAAAATCTTTTCCTTGTTCTCAGACTATTTATAAAAAAATCATATTGCAATTTCTTGTCCAATGAATGATTCTTATTCATCTCATTAGCATACATCAAAGAATCAATAGTTCCAGATAAACATCTATTGATAATATAAGGTGCATAATCACTTTTAGATGAAGGATCTTCATTCATAATATTAATTTTAGATTGGTTGATAGATGACAACCAATCTTTCAATTCATACTTCATAATTAACTAGAGACAATTCTTTTCTTTCATGCTGATCTTTCATATAATCTCCAACAGACCTCATAGTATAGGTATGAGCAAACTCAATTGCTTTCCAATTCTTAAATCTATCTTTAATTAACTGGGTAGAATTATAACTAACCATCATATCCATAGTATTAGAATCACAATCATCAACAAACTTATCGTGATCAAATCCTTTGTGCATTGATCCCTTGTTCCCATAGAGATTATCCTTAATATCATAAGGAGGATCGAGATACATAAAAGCATCTTTGTTCCCATCCATCAGATAATCATAGGAGTAATTAGTTATACGCCAATTTGCAATCAACTCAGAGTATTCTCTTAATTTGTAGATTCCTCTTAGGGAAAAATTGGAGTTACTTGCTTGTCCAGAAAAAGATGAACTTTCGGTAAGACCACTAAAAGAACATTTGTTAACAATATAGAAAGCGACAGCACGAGTAAAGTTCGATTCAGACTCATCATTAATATGCTCCTTTGATTTGATAAAAAGTTCTTTTGCTAATTCTGGTGTATTGTAAGCAAGTTTTACGTCAACTAATTCATTCTGTAAATCATTTCCAAACATCTGAAGTTGTTGCCAGAAGTTTACAAGAGGTTCATAAAGATCATTTACCCAAATGTCTAAAGATGGAAACATCTTGGTGATATAGATTGCAACACTTCCACCACCAAGAAATGGTTCACGAAACTCATCATAGTTTCGTAGGTCAGGGAAGTACTGTGACAATTTTTGAACTGCTCTGGATTTTCCTCCAGGGTAGCGTAAAGGTGTTTTAAGTTGACTCATAAGTTGGAGGATGAAAATTGCAATATTCATTGAATACAATCTTACATTCTTTGAGTGTAAGATTACAATACTCTGCTGCTTTGGGAAGGTTCCACTTTGCAATGAAAAGCATTTCCATTGCCTTTCTAGTTTCAGGTTTCATTTAAAATTACACTCCACCATAATTTCAGTCAGTGCTGCCAAAAGATTAATTTCTTGGTCTGCCACAAATGCAGATTGATATTGATACTTAGCAACAATAAGAACTGCAGCAGCAATACTAGGACCATCCAATTGCTCATACAGAGCATCATAAACAAACCTGAGGATACGAGATGCATCATTATCCAAATTGGAAACAACCCATTTACGTACTTCAGTAAAGTTTTTACTCTTAAGGAACTTAACAAGTTCATTAGTTTTTACATCACTAAAAGTAGCAAGAATACCAGAATCAATCTCACCACTTACAGAGTATCTTTGACATTCATTAAGAACCCTTCTCCAATCTGGAAAATGATTATTAATAATTTGTGCTAGAACTTTTTGGTCATACTTAATACTTTCATCTTCAAGGATGCCACCAAGTCTCTTAAAAAATTCTCCTGCAAGTTTTACTTTCTCCTTACCTTTAATAGAGAATTCAACCACTGCACATCTAGAATGAAGAGGTTCAATGATTTTATTTTTATAGTTACAAGTAAAAATAAATCTGCAGTTTTTATAGAAAGTTTCAATATTTGCCCTGAGCAACAGTTGCACATCTGTAGTTGTGTTATCTGCCTCATCAATAATGATAACTTTATGCTTTGCAGTTGAAGATAGGGATACTGTAGAAGCAAAGTTTTTTGCTTGATTCCTTACAGTATCCAGAAACCTACCTTCATCAGAACCATTGATGATGTAATAGTCAACTCCAAGTTCTTCACACAGTGCTTTTGCTACTGTGGTTTTCCCACACCCAGCAGGACCTGCAAGAAGCAAATTTGGAACTTCTCCTTTATGTACAAAATCTTGAAATGTTTTTTTGATGCCTGTTGGCAAAATACATTCCTCAATTTTCTTTGGGCGATATTTTTCTACCCACAAGAACTGATCACGCATAATAAAATTTAGTAAAGTTTACAATCAACCAAAAGTAGAATCAGGTTCAAGAGCAATGAAGTATTTTAGATTATACTTCTCATTAGTGAATTTAGCAGAAAGTTTTTTGGAAATTACAACATCATAAGATCCAGGAATAATTTTAATATTTTCTTCTTTAAAATTAAACACAAATTCAATATCTGTCTCACCAACAACCAAAGAGTATTCATTGGATGTATCATTGTTCTTATCACGAACAAGGAGACGAATTACACCAGATTCACCAACAACAGAAAGATCAGGAAGTTTATATACTGCCGATGCTTTCTTGAGTTTATCTAGTTGAGAGTGCTCAAGTTGAAAACAAATGTCTTGAGAAGGAAGGTCAATATCTTTATCTGGAGGAGATACAATCACCTCAGGGTCAGCAAAGAAATACTTAACCTTACGTTTACCTTCTCTAATCATCAGGTGAGATTCATTAGTAAAATCTAGATCAGGATCTTGGTGAAGACTTAGACCATTTAGAAACTCATTGAGATCATAGATAGCAAAATCCTTAGGAAATTCTTCTTCAACATCTGCCACTGCATAGATGTTTTTAAGAATTGACATTGTTTTAATCTGAGATCCCTCTTTAATCAAGATAGACTGATTAATAGAAGAGAAATTCTTAAGAATAGTAATAGTATTATCAGAAAGTTTCATTTGTTTTCAATAAGGTTAAGGTGATTAATCAGCAGAATGGTGTAGTGCAAAACCTTGAATAGGTCTGCTCTAGGAGTTCCCTTGGAGTCATAACGATCAATGTATTTTGTAACATTTCCAGCACAAAATCCTTCTCTGCGATTGTGTTTGATTTTGTCCAGGGTTTGCTGTTTCTCACCACCAACTTCATCAACATAATGTTGATTGTAAGTGCTGGAGATATATTGTTCAAGTTGTTTTAGGATTTTGTCTTCATTGTATTTCCAAAATCCATTGGTGTTTTTATTTTCTGCCATATTAAAAGTCATCTCATCATTACAATCTTTAATCCAAAATCCATCTTTAGTCATAGAGTATCCTA